AATCGCTCAACGCGGAAGACGACGCCATCCGCAATCGGGACTTGCTCGGCTCGTGGGAATCGCTGGAAGGCGCTTACTTCGGGCGCGTGTTCGACCGGCGCGCAATGCTGGTGACGGCTCACCAGGTAGGTAAACTGCTGAACTACTGGGACACGCGCTGGATGAGCACGGATTGGGGGAAGGCGCACTTTTGCGTATCGTACTGGCACGCAAAGGCGAACGTTTCTCCGGCTGCGGTGCGCGATGTTCTTGGCTGGGATGTTGAGGAGCCGCTGAGCATTGTGGTTACCTACCGCGAGTGCGTTGTAAACGAGATGGCGTCTCCCGATGTTGCGGCCCGGTTGGTGGGGGTGACCCCCGAGAAAGAGCGCTCGGCACTCAAGCGGTACTTTTTGTCGCCCGACGCGTTTGGCGAACGCGATTCCAGCATTACAACCGCGGCATCGCTCGGCAAGGTTCTGCGCGAAGCCAAAATGCCGCAGCCTGAGCGCGCGGACACAGACCGGGCCGGCGGCGCGCGCCTGATGTACGACCTGATGACGGAGAGCAAACGGCACGGTAGTGGCGGTGGAGACGTTTGGTTGATTTCGGCAGAATGCCCGCAATTGCTTGCCGCGATTCCGGTAATGATGCGAGACCAAAAGAATCTGGATGACGTGCTGAAGACGGATAAGAGTTCGGCACGAATTGAGCAGGACTGTTTTGAGAGCGCGCGGTACGGGCTGAAATCCATGCTCTCGGCTACCAATAGCGTTCCGGCGCAGGAGCAGGCTCGTAGAATTCTTGACGAATACGCCGGCGACCGCACCACTCAGGCGATACGGATGCAGGAGTGGGAATTGAAGCGCAGGAAAGTGATCACGAGGCGTGCCAGATGGCGTGCCCAATCGTACTGATTGCGAATTTCCCTTTCCGGATGTATGATTTGTGTGAATGGAGACGCTTTTTGTGAAGCGCTTTCGACTTTGGCTTGCGCGGTGGCTATTTAGCGGAATCTTTCCGGATCCGGCGTCGTTTGAGCCGCTGGGGCTGGATTGGCAGCGCCAGTTGTCGGAATGGAAGAACGAGACCAATGGCGCACTGGGAGAATGCGGGTCCAAGATCGCGGAATTGGAAAAGGAAGTTTCCGAGATCAAAGAGAGTCTAAAACGTAGGGATCTCGCGCCTCGCGTGCGCCGAAAGGGATCTTTCACACAGTTTCGCGAAGCGGTACAATCCGGATTAGCGAGTACCGGAACGGAAGGAGAACAACGATGACGGCTTGCAACGAATTTATCCCTGGGAGAAACCTCGCTTTCGGCGTTTGCGAGCGCTGTGGCGAACAACGACATCTGCACAGGCCAGCCCAATCACCCGCGCCACCTGAAGTTGCGCAACCGAAACCCGGTCCGGGTGAGCCTGTGGAACCCCCGAAGGAGGCCTGATAAATGCCGACCGATTCCAAGGGCAAATTCCACCCAAATCACCAACTGGCGCATGCTGCGGATCGTATGCCGATGCCGGATCGTCCGAAGCCGCCAGCGATCGGCAAAGCTGTCGGGGACGCCAGTGTGTCCCACACGACGCTGCACGACCACGGCGACGGAACCTTTCACCTGGAGCACGAGGACGGGTCTAGTACCGAAAGCCCGCATATCGGCCACGCCTTAATGTCGATGGCGTCCAAGCACTCTGACGGAATGCACATGCATGTCCACCAGCATCCGACCGAAGGGCTGAAAACGCATCATGTCGGCGATGATGGACAAGTACAGGGGCCGCACGACCACGCGAATATCGAAGCGCTGAAAGATCACCTTGGAAAGTTCTTCAACGAGGAAGAGCACGAGGGCGGCGGTTACGGTGGCGGCGAAGGATACGGATCGTCTGCCGAAGATGATGGGATGGGGATTTGAGCCGGCCTAACGCCGGGAAGGAAGACACAAACGTGAAAACAAGAATTTTGCTGGTGGCTATACTGGCGGCGCTTCCGTTACTCGCTCAGAATCGTACTAGTTTCGCTGGCGAATACAATGCGATGGACTACGCCTATGGCGTGATTCCTAACGTTGGGCCGTTGCGCGTCAACGTCGGGTTCAACGTTCCGTCATCGCCAACTTCGCTAACGCTCACTTTGGCATACGGAAACATTGCACTGGGAGACGGCACTACCGTCATGCCGCTGAGCGTAAATGCGCCGATCACCGTTGGCGTCGGCTCGAATGCCGAAACGGTAACGCCCTCCGGGGTAAGTTGCGGAACGCCAGCAATTTATTCCACGTGTCAGGTTACTGCGACGTTTTCAAAAGGGCACGGGACAGGCGACATTGTAGCTAGCGGCTCGTACGGATTGCAGGAAGCGATCAATGCAGCCTCAATGGGAGGGTTGGTTGCGGTGAGTTCGAAGTGGACGCAAATTGGCGGAACGAACGCGATAATTTCGTCGGCAGTTCCTCTGGCGGGAGTGGTCATCGAGGACAACCGTTCAGGCCCCTCTCAATGTTGGAGCGTTCAGCCGACGACTCTGACCACTATTTCTGCGCCTACAACTTTGACGAATTCGACCGTGACGTTCACGGCTTCTCCGACCGGGACATGGCAGACTTCAGCGTATTATTTCTGCATCACGTATGTAGATATGCTTGGAGGGGAAAGCGCTTGCTCTGCGAGCTATACGCAGACCTCCGGGACGGCGAACTATACGCTCAACATCACGTCTCCAGCAACGAGCACGGGAGCTGTCGGGTGGCGAGCTTACGGTGGCGTGACTTCGACGGCCCTCGCGTATCTTCTGCCGATATCGGCTACGAACTGCACGCTGACCACGCTGGAAAGTGTGATGCCGGCATGCGCCATCGGCTCGAATGGCCAATGGCCGTTGATCTATGTGACCACTACCGCGCTAAGCCCACTGGCGTTGGGAGTGACGAACCAGAACAATCCGGTACCGCAGAGCCATACCACATTTGCATACCAGCCTACCGGCTCGCTTCCGACGACGTTACAGCAGAATTACGGACCGTTCGCCAGCGGCGCGGTGGCGAGCGCCACGGCAACCGATGTGACTGTGCTCGGCACCGTGGAACTTCCGACCGGCTACCTAAACCAGATCGGTCGCACGGTTCGATTAACAGGCAAGATTGTCGGTGGAGTAACCACCACAGGGACGCTGGAGATTATCGTGGGAACCTCATGGCCTGGAGGGGCGACTGCGGGATTGCCGAAGACGCTATGCGATATCGTCAATACCGGAGCGACGTTCACCACCGCTACCGTAGCGATTCCGTTCAGTTGTACTCTGACCACGAATGCGGTAGGTGCGACTGCGGTTGGAAGCCTCCAGGCTGACGGGTGGGCTACAGCCGGTGCGGCTGGAGTACTTGGTGTGGCGTGGACCGACAATTCGCAGTCCGCAGTTGGATCGGTAGGGCTGTTCTCGCAGAACGAAGTATCCGTATTCGTAAAGCCCGCTACCGAAGCGTTCACTGCGGCTCAATTGATGGATCTGCACGTAGAGACCGTCCAGTAGGAGAACAGACAAGGTGCCCTGGGCGTCCAAACGGCAGGCAAGATGGGGCCATTCAGAGGCCGGCAAGAAAGCGCTGGGTGGCCCTGCTGCCGTAGCCGAGTGGGACGCATCAACCCCCAAAGGAAGCCTTACCGACAAAGCTCCCGGAGCCATTGGCGCGGCATTCCGGAAGCGGAAAGGTAAAAATAATGGCAGAGCGTAAATGGATATCCGGAGCGGTAAAACACCCCGGAGCGCTGACGGCGGCGGCAAAGCGGCGCGGCGTTTCGAAACTCCAGGAAGCAGAGAAAGAGTCGCACTCGTCCAACCCGAATATCCGTGCCAGAGGCGCGCTGGGATTGCGTTTCATCCGCAAAAAGATATGACAGACGCCGAACAGTTCGAGATCATCAGGCAACGGAGCACGCAACAAATCGCAGAACTTGCGTGCTTGGCTTCCTACGAAATCAGCATGAGTGGGAAAGGCGCAGGTCTGTCTTATCTGCGTCGATTGGCTGCGCTCGACACTGCATCCCATCCAATAGTGGAACGCGCAAAAAAAGCACTGGAGTTGGCTGATTCTCACGTTATGTTTAAAGACGACAACCACCACCGCGCCTTGGAGATCCCCAATTTTATGGAGAAGGATTTTCCTGGAGTTGATTTCCGTAAAATTTATCATCGGACGGATTACTAATGAAGTCCAGGCGATGCCCAGGAGCGCTATATGACCGCCGAAGAGAAGATCAAGAATGTCGAAGCGCAGATCGTTCTGATGGAACGCGGGGAAATCAACGCCGTCGCCTGCCCGTATTGCGGAGGGATTGCGCTCCAAGGCAAGGCTATGTGCTGCTCCACGCTTATCAAATGCGTTGAGGCAATTATGGATAAGCAGGAGTCGGAATCTCGCGCGGAGACGGCCAGCATAATTGCAGGCAAAATGATCCTGTCTGGGTTGAACTGAAAATGGCACCAGATGCCGAGCTCGAAAACACAGGAAGCGATGCCACGCAAGAACATCCAGACGCTTTACCATCCTCGCAGGAGCCACAATCCCCCTTCGGCGAACGAAACGAGAACCTCCCAGAACAGATAGTCCGCTCAATCAAAAACGCTGTTCGGGAATTCCAGCAGCAGGAGCAATATGTTCGCCGCCGCGAGGTCATGCGCGACCGCCGCAATCGCTTCTACGAACTTGGTTATCAGCACATCTACGAAAATTCCCGCAATGGTTCTTTCGTTCAGGCGCAGGCTGGGCAGTCGGTGAATATCGGCGGTACCGCGCACCAGTGCCCGAACTATATCGACGATTACAACATTTTTCAGCCTTATTTGCGGATATTGGAGGCTATCCTCACCCAGAATCCACCCGGCATCGATTTTCGATCGATCAACCCAAATTTAGCTGAGGACGTGGAAGCAGCGCAGACGGCGGAAGGATACCGGAAGATCTTCGACCGCGCGAACAAGGTGAAATCCATCCAGACACAAATTGTGCGGATGATGGGGCTATCCGGTCGTACGGTAATCTGGACGCGAACCGAGGCCAACGGTCAGAAATTCGGATTCGACTCTACCGGACAGCCGAAGAAAATGGAGACGGCGACGGTACATGGCACGCTTGAATCGCGTGTCCCGATCCTTGCTAAGTCCCAGGAAGATGCCCTCTATTGCATCCTGTTCGACGATATCGACGTAAAGCAGGCAAAGGCTGAATATCCGGAGATCCGCGATAAAATCAAGCCTGCACAGTCGGGAATCGGGGAGTCGGCCTACGAGCGCATGGCCCGTCTCGGAGCACTCCAGGGGACAAGTTCATTCGCTCAAATGGGCGATGCATTCTCGCACCTGGTCACGCGCGAACATTGCTGGCTCAGACCGGCGTCCTTCGAAGGCGAACAGTGCGACGAAATCTATGAGCCCGTCCCAATGGATGACGGGTCTGCTTCGTGGGAACCTGAGCCGGAGCCGGACGGATCTCCAGCCAAGTTGCGTACGGCCATTCAGCAGATATTTCCCCTCGGAGTCCACGTCGTTTTTGTTGGAGAAGAGTACGCAGGGTCGTGGGCCGAGTCGATGGACGACGCCATCGTGATTGGATTCCCATATGAAGGCGACGGCATGTTCCGCCTGTGCCTCATGAATCCCATGATTGTCGTGCAAGATTCATTCAGCGATGACATGAATTCGGCCCGTGAAGTCTGGGATATGGGCTGGCCTTCCACCTGGGTCAATGCCGAAGACGACGAGTACGACGCCATAGTGGACCAGCGGGCAGATCCGTACGCAATCCGGCAAAAAAAGTTGCCGACCGGAGCCGCGAAGATGGAGGATCAGTTCTTTCGCGAGCCCAATCCGGAATTGCCAGCCACATTCGTCCAGTTCTTGGAATTGCTGCAAGGTCCATTGCCACAATTCATGATTGCTACTCCTCCAGCGCTATTTGGTGATCAGGAATCGGCAAATAAAACAGCCAGTGGGTACGCCCAGGCGCGCGCACAGGCGCTAGGACAGCAGGGGCTCACCTGGGCGGCCATCCAAGACATGATGGCGCGAATGTACTATCAGGCGGCGCTCTGCGCTAGCAAAAATCCGGACCATTCGGAAGAGATTGTTGTCCCGTCTGGAAGCGGAGGCACGAATGCGGTCAGGCTGGAGCGGCTTACCAAAGGTAAATTTGGTGCCTATCCGGACGAAGATTCCAGTTTCCCTGAATCGACTTCTCAAAAGCGTGCAGCTTTCAATGGGATACTCGCGCAGGCTGAACAGGCGCCGGCTATTGGTGCGCAAATCATGTCTAGCCCGGAGAACTGGAAAACCTATGCGCAACTGAACGGATTTCCAGAACTGCATATCCCTGAAGCTGAGGCAAGGGATAAGCAGGTGTTCGAGATTGAGAAACTCCTTCAAGGCACTCCAGTTCCGGATCCGGATGCCGTTAAGATCGCTGAAATCCAGCATGCCGCAGCGACACTGTCAGCGCGGCATGCCGGTCAACCTGAACCACCGCCATTCGATCCGCAAGCGATTGCGCAGGCGACAATGCAGCCTTCGGTTCCGGTCCTGCCACTAGATTTTCACGCATGGGAATTCGCCGAATGCAAAGAGTGGTTATCGTCTTCCGATTGCCGCCGACAAATTGCAGAAGGCAACCAGCGTGGCGTGGACAACGTGACATTGCATGCGATGGCACACAAGAAACTGGCCGATGCCGAGGCTGGAACACAGCCGCCTCCAGCGCCACCAATGCGTAGACCTCCAGTTAGGGTGGTGCCTTCGCCTGGAGCGCCTGCCGCACCAGCAGCAATACCGGTCGAACAGAGTATGTAAGAATGCGTAGAGGAGCAAGTCTATGGCAGACGTAGCACTGACGATGGATCCAGCAGTAGAATCGGAGCCGATATCGCCCGATTTTGAAACGCCAGAAAGTACACCAGACGGTCCGGCATCCAGTGATGGATCGACGGAAACTCCATCGGAGCAAGCCGCAGATACGACAGCCTCCGCTGCCGCCGCTCCGACAAATGAGCCTGCCATAATCGGTAATCGGCTTTCTCCCTCCGCATGGAAGATGATTTCCGAGCTGAAGAAGACAAACCCTCGCCAAGCTGCCGAAATCAAAGCGGCCCTTTTTGACTCCCACAACTTCCGGCAGATCGCCCCGGGAGGAGTCAAGGAGATCCAGGAACTCCGGACACAACTTGAAGACCTCGGAGGCGTGCAGGCGATCAAAGATGTCAAAGAGAATCTGGCATTCTTTGAGGACTGGGATTCTAAGTTCTCGGCCGGAGACCCGCAGGCGCTTGAAACGCTTCTGTCTGAGCCCGCGGGGCAGCAGGGATTCGTAAACCTGATCCCGCAGATCATCGGGAAGTACAAAGAAATCGCTCCGGACCACTACGACGCGTTCGTGGCCAGGCAGCAGTTGGACGGTATGAATGCCGCGAGGCTTGACTCGACGATCACGCTGATGGACTACCTGCTGACGGAGTTGCAAAAAGACAAGCCGGAAATGGCGGAGCGATTTATCCAACAGAGGAACGCTATTGTCAGCTATTACAACTCCGTCTCAGAACGCGCAGGAAAGAAAGTTGATCTGCCGCAGATTTCGAAGCCGACCGCTCCGGGATCTGACGACCGCGAGCAGAAAATCGCGGAGCGCGAGCGGAATGTCATCCGCACCGAATGGATTTCGGCTGGCAACTCCGAACGCATGAAAATCTTCAATTCGGAATGGGCGCGCTTGGTGAAGGACCGGAACCTGTCCCCAGAAAAAGCAGATGCCGTCAAGGAATTGTACGCATCCAGACTGGCTAAAGCGATGAGCGCGCTGCCGAAGTTCAATGAGCGCGCCCAGGCGTTCTTCTCGGCTAATGATCGCGAAGGATTTCTGCGCCACGCCGTGTCCGCATGGCGTGAACAAATTCCGAGAGTGCTCCGCGCCAGCATGGACGCGGTGATTTCAGGGAAAGCGGTCCCGAAGGCGACACCACCGGCCAACGGCAATGGTGCGCTGCCCGATGCCGCTCCCAAGCCCGGTGCTCCGGCGACAGGTTTTACCTGGGTTGGGTCCATGCCAGACAAGAACAAGATCAACTTCGCCAAGACGACTCCGGCAATGATCCGGGAAGGTAAAGCGATTCTGGACGACGGAAAGCGGGTCCAATGGCGAGGCGGTCTATAGCCTATTGATTTCTCCCATGGTTTTGCTGTAACATACAAATGACTAGCGGGCTGGGCAGCGGGAAGCCATAAACCGATAAGCCTAACGGTCGAACATCGGTCGTACACGCAAAGCGGCAGCAGCGGCCCATAGCTGGCTCCCACGGGAGTAAAGGGCGCGCGTAGGACACCAAAATCAAAATTGAGGTGTGTCTATGCCAGGAGCCACTGTATCCCAAGCAATCGCTTCGCAACACGAATTTCTCCGCCCCGACCTGGAACTTCTCTACCTCGCGTCCTCGCGGCTTTGGTCGCGGATCAAGGCGCGTACCGATATCAAGGCAATCTCCAACCGTCCCGCTCGTATCCCGTTTGAAGCGCTGAGCGGCGGAAAGTTCCGTTCGTGGAACCCGGATGGAGGCAACCTCGGTACCGGTAGCGGACCGACCGAAGTCTTCGGTAACTTGTCCTGCACGTTCTTCCTGCAAGCCAGCCAGTACAGCGCTCTTGCCGACTGGAGCACGGATACGGACGATAAGGCCATCAAGGCCTATGTCAGCCTGACCCAGCAACGTGCCGCCGAAACCATGGCTGGATACATGGAATCGGTGTTCGTCACCAGCGACGGCAGCAACACCATCGATACCGTCGTTTCAACCACCACGGGCGGACTGGTAGTCCACAATGCGAACTTCTTTCAGGATAACCAGGACATCGACTGCTATTCGGCGCTTACCGGTGCTCTGGGCTTCATCGCCACGGTAACCGTCGAATCCGTCGATATCGCGAACAACACGATCTGGCTGACCGGCGCCGTCCCTGGCGGTGTAACCGGTGGTACGTACTTGCTGGTTTCCGGTAGCGCGGGAGTCCCGAACTCCGGCTTGAATGGACTCCGCAATTACCTGGTCGGTGGCAATGCGGGCTCCTACATGGGAGTTCTGCGATCTTCGTACCCTGGGAAATTCAGCACTCCCGTTGTCAGCGTCAACGGCTCGCTGACCCCATCCATTGTCCGCGCGCTGCAAGCGCAGATCGAACTCGCCATCGGGATCGACAAGGCCGAGGCGGCCGAACTGGTTGCCCACTGCAATGTGGATATGCGCGCAGCCTGGGAGAATGTCGGCATCCAGATTACGCGCGTCATGTACGGCGAAATCAAGGGCGATTCTTCGCTCGACATGCTCAAGAAGAACGCGCCCGGAGAAATCGCCGGTCGCGAGCTTCTGGTCAACGAGCGTGCACTCCCCGGCCTGATCGATTTTCTCGGGCTCAAGCATTGGTTCCGGCTGGAAACTAAGAGCTTGGACTACTACTCCATCCAAGGGCAAACGCTATTTCCGGCGTATGCGGCAGATGGCGGACTCGCCGCCAGCATGCTCTTCTACCTGGTAGTCGGGCTGCAAACCGGAGCTGCCCAGCCCCGTCTCAACGCATCCCTGACGAACATCACGATCCCCCACGGGTACTTCGGCAATTAGAATTTAATCCGGGGTGACGGCTTCTACCGCCTGCTGATTGGAGCCATCATCCTGGATTGGAGTATGCTTAGGAGATGGGAGTAGTTCAACCACTCAACGATCCGCAGACGACGCTACGCGTCTATCCGATGTCGATGGCCAGATTCGGCACCAATCCATATGGAGAGCCGCTATGGCGCATTGTTTTCGCCGAAAGTCGGAAATATTTGGTCGGCGGAACATGGGGCGATGGCTTGACCGAATACCGCTGGCGACCGACATACCGCCACATCACGGATCTTTGCCTGTGCGGCCAAAATCACGATCCGGGAACGTGCCCCGACGCCCCAAAATGGGTTCTGGAAAAATGGCTTTCGGCCAAGGATTTCACGCAAGGACAATCGGAACAGGCGTGGAATCTGAAGTATAGCCAACCCTGCGGGCTGTTGTTGCTGGGACCGTATCCATCGCGCGGCGAATACCAACATGCCCACACCTTCATGGTTCCGGTTGCCGATGCCAATCTAGACTGGCTGATAAGCGTAATCGACGCTGGTGCCCGAAAAAGCATGCAGGACAACCTAGATGCGTGTCGAGCCGACTACGATGCCGACACTAAGGCCAGGCGCTCGACGGTGGACGAGATGGTCCGTAATCGCATGTCGTCTTTTCTCAACAACGCTTTCGTCGGTGGTGCTGGAGTCAAGCGAGGTACCAAGACGGCCCCGTTGATTCGCACCGCTAACGAATTGAAACTTCCGACTGGAAATAACAAGTTCCGGGTCATGAAACCAGCACTTCCAGCGCGACCGTGATAAGATTCGTACAAGGAGAACGAAATTGGCCACGATCCCTTTGATCCTGACAGCCGACCAGGCGGAAGCTAGTGCCCAAGGCTTCATGCGTAAGCACGTGCGCGGCAGGAAATTGCCCACCTTGGCTCCAACCATGCAGAAGTTTTCCCGGGAGACTTCGGTCCATATCTACAACGTTGGTCCTTGGTACCACTGGTCATTCTTAGGGGATTGGGGCAGGTTCATGATCCCGGAATGCAAAGAAGGGGAACCGTATTCCCGAATGGAACCTATCCCTGGCATCTTCGTTGTTCCGGAGATCAAGGACGAATCTTCTTTCACGCTCACTCAGATCGACGGCATGGATGTGGCCGGAGAGATTCTCGGCATCGGCAAGAATTCCGCCTACTCGCAGTCGCAAGTGAAGATCGGAGCATTTATTGGGTCTCAGCGCGGCCCGGATGCAGTGCCGCTCCCGGAAGAACTGGAGCGCGCAAGTGCGATTCTCTTCCAGACATTCTCCGAGCTTTTCGAGGAGGCGGAAACCGCCAGCGCGAATGGCGACAAAGAGGGCGTGATTGGGGATCGACATCGCCTAGCCGCTCGCCGGTTGAATCGCGGGGATGTCAAATGGATGAAGACCGTCAGTCGCGGCAAGATGAAATCCTGCCCGAACTGCGGCACGGCGTCCGAGGATGCAGTCGTGTCTTGCCCGACCTGCACATATGTTTTTGACCTGGACGCATTCAGGGAGATGAAATCCAGGCTGGCCGCAAACGTAGAGGAACCACGGCGCGGTCCTGGCCGTCCGCCGCTGGTACGCTCCCAGGAGTGACCGTTGCCTACCGCTCCGCTGGATACGCTCGAAAGCGTTGTCAACACGGCGCGGAGCCGTCTCAATGATGCCATCGTAGCAATCGGTGGCGAAATTTTCACCGACAATTCCGCATTCGGGCTTACTGCTATCATCGCCGCGTGGCGCAGAACCCAGGAATACCTAGCCAGCCGAGGATTTCAAGATCTGATCCAGGAAACGATTTTCAAAAATGTCACGGCTTGCGCAAGTCCAGATCAAGGCCAGTTCGTGTGGTTTAACTGGACGCAATATTTCGACGGAAATGCACCGCACAACACCCCAGTATTTCCGCAGAACATGATATACCCAATAGCCGTAGAGGAGCGCATCGGAGGCACAACCGGGAATTTCACGCCCGTGGATCAATGCTTCGTCGGGCTCCCAACGGTAGCGAAAGGAGTCTTAAATCTCCTGTGGGAATGGCGTAACGAGTCGATCTACATGCCAGGAGCGACAGGGCCAACGGACATACGGTTGCGATTTGCGCAATTTTTGCCGGATTTCGTGTCGTCGTCCACCGACCCATGGAACAATCAGCCGGTTCCAATTATGCGCGTGCTCTCCTGCTTCGCCTGGTTCATTTGCTCCGAAGTCGCCCGTCCGCGCGGCGATATGGATGCCGGATATTTCGACCAGCAGGCTATCGCCGCGGCGGAGTTGGTGTTCGGGCGAGATTATCAGCCCGCGCAGCAGGTTTTCAAGCCTGCGGAACTCGCAAAGATGCCGGATCAAACTGAGCCAGTCGGCGGGCAAGGGCGTGGACAATGACGGCTCCATACGATACCGTAAACAGCGTTCGCATCGCTGCCGAAGTGCGTCTCAATGGGCTTGTGAACACGCTCCAGCCTATTTCTGGACGCATTGTAAAAAATGATCAGGCGTTTTCGCAACAGGTGTTCAACAATTCCTTCAGGAGATTTCAGGAAGCTCTCGCAAATTTTAAGTATACCGGGCTCCAGCAGGAAACTACCTTCTCTGCCTTCCCCGCTGCACTCAGTAAGGACCCGTTGACACAGGTTACGCTTGGCTTCTATGGATATACCGACAGCTATAATGGAAACTTGTCACCGATTCCGGCCCTACCCGCCAACATGATTCGACCTTATCAGATTTGGGAGAGGATCGCCGGCAGTGCAGCTTTATTGACGGAAGTGGATATCCTCACCGATGCTTTGCCGAAGGTTCCCAAGGGACCGTGGAATCGTCAATGCCAGTGGCTTGACGACGCACTGCTTCTGCCTGGAGCATTGCAAACTACCGACATCGCGATGCTGTACGGTGCGTATATCGCTGATTTCGCCGACGTGCCGGCAAATCCTGGCCAGAATCAGGTGATCGGGCCATGGTATTTGCAGCCAGTTCCAATTCTGCGCTGTCAGGATCCGCTTGCTGATTTCATTTGCCGGGAGATCTTCTACGCGCGAGGAGACATGGACGCCGTTGCCGCAATTGAAGCAATGGCACAGGCCAGCACTCGACAACTAGCGGCACGAGACGCTACGGAGCCGGAATCGATATACAAGTCATCCGAGTTCGGTAAGATGCGTGATCCATATACTCCCACGGAGGGCGGCCCAAGGTCGCAGATGGTGAGGAGATAAAATGCCGATAATCCCTCCGCAGCAGGCATCGGTCTACGACACGTTGAACAGCATCATCCTTGCGGCAAAGGCACGCTTAAACGACCGCATCACGACGCTGTACCCGATCACCGGCAGAATACTTGAGAACAATCAATCATTTTCGCTGCAAGTCTGCAACTCCGCATGGCGTAAGTTCCAAAACCGAGCCGCAGATCTTGGGTTCATGCAGTTGATAGGAGAGGCAGTCCTTTACCAGATACCGGTCGTGACAAGCTTGGATCCGGCTATCCAGGTATACCTCAATTGGTTCAATTATTTCGACGGACAGAATCTTCAGCAGCAACCCGTTCTTCCTCCCGACCTGGTTGTTCCCCTTAAGTGCGGGGAAAGGCTCACCGGATCACAAGCGAGCTTCAGCCCGATGGATCCGTGGGTAGACGGCCTTCCGAGACGCCCGAAGATGGCCGCAAATGTTTTCTGGGAGTGGCGCTCCGACGGGCTTTACATGCCCGGATCTCTCAACGTGATGGACATGTGGATCCGTTATAAACGCCGTCTCGCCGACTTCCAGGATTACGGACAGGATCAGTGGTTTAATCAGACTGTTCCGATTCTGGATTGTCAGGATGCGCTTTCCTACTACATCTGCGCTGAGTTCGAGGATGCCCGTGAGGACCTGAAGGGAAGCGATTTCCTGGCTAAGGCTGAGCAGGCGACGAATACCTTGGTGAACCGTGACATCAGCATGAAGCAGAGGACGAACGTTAGGCGGCGCCCTCGCAGCGGACGTGGTGAGGGAAGCTCTTACGGCGGTGGTTTGTGGATATAATGTTGATGGCGCGCTGGCGCCAGAGGAGAATGAAATGGTAACCGTAACACCAGACCAGACTACACCTTTCGGCGGTATCGACAATACGGGGACGCTCATGTCCGTAGACGGTTCTCTGGCGCTTTCAGGGAACTACGGAGGCGCGGCCACTCATGGCGACACGATGGACTTGAGCAAACTGGGCGTGTCTTCGAGCCAATTGCCGGTCAAGGTGAGGGTCTACGAAGCGCCGGCGGCGGGAGTGCTCGCTACGGGCTACATCTTCATCTACTGCCACGGGACAACCCAGGCCAATGGCGTTCTGCAGATTCAAACGGCAATCGGTACCGAGTTCACGGAAGGCAATCCGTACAACACGACCTTTGCCAATTCCAATCTGCGATTCAAGGCGTTTTTCCCATCCCTGGTGTAGTCTGGAGCCTCCGAAGTGGCCTACAGTCCACAAAAGGGCGATGTGGAGGTATCCCTGTCGGTTTGGGGATCTCTCATCACCGAAACCCCTCCGGCATCGCTTCCCGAAGGAGTGAGTCCAGATAACGCCGATGTGGATTACGTCCCTGGTGCAGTCTTCAGTCGGGCCGCATTGCAGAAGGTGTTTCCCGTTCCATTTCCGGCGGGAGGTCCGAACGGGTACGTCCCAACAATCGTCTACGGTAAGACTTTCATAACCCCGCTGGGCGATGTGGAGAACCTATACTTTGACTCCAACGGGATTCTTTACTGGGAAGACGTTACGAATGCGCCTGGATCTCTTACTCGTCTTGGTGCCTTTGCGCCTGGATCATTCTGCAAGTCAATTACGGCGTTCGGGCGAGAGTACATCGCCATTTCGGATGGATTGCATGGATCAGACGTTCCTCTCCAGTGGGATGGGGTGAATCTTGACAGGGTTACGCAAGATGGCCCAGGAGCTCCTCCTACCGTGTCAAGTATTGCCTTACCTTCCGTTTCTCTACAAACGACAGGGGCCATCGTTCTTCATTTGAGTGAGTGCGACCCTGCCAGTCCCTCAGGCGGGTACTTCACGACCATCAACCTCTTCACACTCAGTTCGATCACTGGCATAAAAGTTGGGGATTCTGTCACGGTTGCCGGCTACACAGGAGCGTCCGCTCCAATGAATGGTGCATGGCCAGTTCTCCAGGCGGTGCAGGGGAGCGGAGGTGGATCAAGTTTGCTGATCCTTGGCGCTTACTTGCCATCGAGCACCGTCTATTCGACAGCGCCAGCAACCGGCACCGTTCTCACTGGGACATTGGTTCGAAAGGGAAACACGGTAACTGCTAACTGTGTATCTCCGCACGGTCTCAAAGTTGGGTATCAGGCGCAGATATCCAACATAGTCGCAGCGGTCATTGGAACTTCGATATCGTACATCGTTATCGATAATGAGAACAACCCTGGAATTGCGACCGTAACGACGGCCACGCCACATGGGCTTGTACCAGAAATTTTCGTCAATATCCTTGGCGTTCAGCCGATCGCCGTTGGCACAGCAATCACGGCGATATCGTTCGCTGGGGGAATCGTCACAGTCACAACCAGTACAACTCACGGGCTGACACCAGGAGCAGTCGTTGGCATTTCCGGAACGACAAACTACAACGCCGGCGCTGTTGCTGTGGCAGGAACTCCATCGCCAACCACCTTCACCTATGCTTGGAATCCGGTTACAGCACCCGCCGCCGAATCCACTGGCAGCGTATCGCTTACCTGGCCAGTGCCGGATACTCAGGACCCGAGCTATTTCCAGATTCAGTCGTGCCCCACTGCGACATCCTTTCAAGTAGCAGTAACGTATTCGGATGGAACCTGGCTTAGCGGAATCGTAGCCTATCCATGGGACGGGACATTTTACGTGGCGGCGGTACCAACGCCGACGACATTTCAGTATCAGCACTATGGACCTGATGCGAGTTCCTCGACGGTCGGGACAGCTACACCATTCGGGCAAGCTGCCCCTGGGATTCATCAATGCCAAGTGCTATTCTTGACACGCAATGGGTACGTCACAGCTCCGAGCCCACCCGTGCAGTGGACAGCGCCAGGTGGCCAGTACGTCTCGATTTCTAATATTCCCATTGGCCCTGGAAACGTGGTTGCACGGATCCTGGCGTTCACTGGAGCAGATGGCGATAGTTTTTTCTATATCCCGGCTACACCGGAAGAGAATGGACAGGTCGTCGGGACACCTACGCAGATAAACGATAATTCGACTACATCAGTTACGCTTGATTTCAGCGATCCGACGTTGTTTCAATCACTCGGTATCGATATCCCAGGCAATGACTTGGCTGCGCAGATCGTAATTGACGGTGCGCTCGGATTCGGCCTTTATGCCAGCCGTCTTTTCACTTGGGGTCAGCGCAATCGAATCCAAAATCTTTTGAACATGGGATTCGATGGGGGCTACTTCCTGGTTCCGTCCGGTGGAGGATCCTCCGCGCCCGGACCTCCTGCCGGGTGGACCTATAACGGCACTGGCAACGCCATTGTCTACGATGCGCATTTTGGAATCGTCTGGGATATCAACGTCATTTCCGGTGGAACTCCACAGGGCTCACTGAGCCAATCGATGTTTGAGGACGCCTACGGAGATCCTATTGCTACTCCGAACACGCCGTACTCCCTGCGCGTGTGGTTGCAGCCGCAATCGAATGGGTTTTCCGGTCTGACGTTTTTCGCGGTTATCAGCAGCTTTTCCACCGGATTCACATCCCAGGCTTCAATTCCCGCCAGCGCGATGAACCAATCTGGGAGCTACTGTGAGGCGCAATTCTCGCTGCCGATTCCAGATGCAGCGATCCCAGCCGATTTAATACTGACCATCTATGCCACAAATGGAGGTGGTGCCAATGTGAATCTCTGGGTGGATGATTTATCCATCATTTATGCGCAGACACCTTACACCGATACCGTGATGAATGCCAGCTATCCGAACAATCCCGAAGCGTTCGACGGCGTAGCCGGAGTCATCGGATCGACTCAGGACCAGCGCAAAATCATGGATTTTTCGGACATCCGCCAGACGGCTTATTTTCTAACGCAGGATCCGAGTGGCAGGCTACATGAGTTCAGCGACAATGCCGCGGCGCAACCCGTTGACTGGGAAGTTCGGGAGGTAGCGGCAAACTGCGGGTTGCTGTCCGCATTCGCGCTTACAAAATCCCAAGCGGATGACTCAAGTTCGGCCGGAGGGGAAGAGTGGTTCGCCTGGGCGAGTTACTACGGAGCGCGCATCTTTGGCGGTGACCAGCCGTGGAAAATATCGCAGGAAATCGAGCCGACGTGGGAAGCCCAACTCGACAGCGCGAATCCTGCTGGGCTGATCACAAGTTGGGCGCTTAACGATCCCGTGAAGAAAATGCTGTTCTTTGGCATGCCAGCGAAAGATGCGCCGAGCATTATTTTTGCCGTGAGCTACCGGCAACTGGACACGGCATACGCCATTGGCAATACCGGCCCTGTCCGGATCGGATTCAGCGGTCGCCTGATCGCTACGGATCACAGCAGGAAGTGGACCCGTTGGCGCATCACTGCGAATGGCGCGGCACTCATGGTGCGCTCCCCCGGCAGCATCCAGCCCGTATTTTTTGGAGGGAATGGGCAGCAGGTTGGGAACTCTGCTGGGTTTGGGAATGTCTATGTGCTGAACCAAGCCAGATACACCGACGACGATTATGGCCAGATCCGGGCCTACTACACCACAGCGTTTCTTCCCTCCAAGGATCAAGAAGAAGCCACGCAAATGGGAGGGTATCGAAAGCTCCTGGTATACGTGATTTCGTATGCTACTGGGCTTGGCAATATGGTATTCCAGCCCTTGGTAAACCAACTCGGCAATGCATGGCCGATCACGGCGATGCGCCAATTATCATGGGCTCCGAATTACGACATGGAATTTGCCGGATGCTCCGCGCAGGGAAACCGTATAGCGCTCAGGATTGAATCGGTGCCGAACCCTCCCGTTACCAGCGCTACAGACAATTCTTTCAATATCCAAAGGCTGACGGCATTTGTGCGCAAGTGCGCAAGATTGCCTGTGCGGGGGGCCGCATGAGTATCAAAAATCTGTCCTACTTCCGGAATTTGCCGGCCGGAGCAACCATTCAAGAAATGGGGGCGCGTCTTTATGAGGCCATTGCGGACATCGATCAGCAAATCGGGAACGTCGCACAGCAGACGAACTCAAGCCGCGCCTCCCAACCTTCCGCGCCCCCAAAAATATCGGCACTCAATGTCACGGCGGCGGACGGAATCTTCGACGCCAAAATTACGGATACATCGGCGTCCTATCGCGGCATTGAATATTTTCTTGAGCATTCGCCGACGCCGCATTTTTCTGCGCCGACCGTAATACACCTCGGGACGACGCGGAACTGGCGTGGGGCGTTGGGAAACCAGTCGCTTTATTGGAGGGCGTACAGCGGCTACTCTACATCGCCAGCATCGGCACCGGTCTACCATGGTGGGGCACAGCCTAAGGTCGTGGTCGGCGGCGGTCAGTCATCTGGGCCTCCAATGCAGGCGTCGTCGGGGAGTGGGACGGCCACCACGCGCGGCAATCAGGGCGGATCTGGATATGGCAAGACACCGTTCGGAAATGGGGTTGTGACGGCTCCTGTGCGATGAAGACCCGCCCGATGATTGCGGCCGACATGCCAATCTTGAAGGCCATGGCTACATCGAGTGGGTTCCCCTACCCAGACCTCTCCGATCCCCTTATTGAAGCTGTATACGTGGCTTTGGACGATGCTGGCAGGCCGATTGCCGCAGTTGCCGCAAAACGCATACTGGAACTTTATCTGATCGGGAATTCCGAGATGCACCCAGCCTCTAAACTCCATGTCATCAGGATTTTACACGACTCAATGAGAGTCGTTTTGCGAAAATCTGGATATAGCGAGGTAAACGCGTTCCTACCTCCGGCCATCGCTTCCAGTTTCGGCCATCGCCTGGAGCGCACCTTCGGATGGCGCCCAAATTGGCCTTCCTGGATGAAATCTCTGTAAGAGGATGTACAATAAGGGCGAGAGGTGCCAGCGTGGCGCGAAACTCGGCGGCGGCTCAGACGGCAGAAAATAGCGCAAACAATATCTCATCCACGGCGGCAAACAATGCTGGAGCGCTGTTTAGCACGCTTGCCCCTGAATTGGAAAGCGAAATAGCCAACCCGACCGGCATCGCCCCTGCGGATCTCGCCAAAATTACCACGGCAAACATGCAAGGGGCCGGAGGAACACAGGCCGGCGCGGTGGGGCAAGGGGCGCTGATGGCCGCGCGAACCCGGAATGCAGGCGCGCCGATGGCTGCTATCGCCAAATCGGCGCGCTCAGCAGGGAAACAGCTTTCCGAAGCAGATCTCCAGGCGCAGTTGGAGAATACCCAAATGAAAGGAGCAAATCAACGGTCTGCGACTGCGGGTCTAGAGGGCTTGTACGGAGAGAATATGGGGACTTCGGTCAATTCTCTTGGGGAGGTGGCGAACAATGTGAACGCAAACACTAATCAGCAGAATGAGAGTTGGGATTGGGCCAAGTATCTTCTCGACCCGGCCATGAGCGCAGCTACTAAGGCGATAGGAGTGTAGCATGAGCACGTTCACGAGCCCACTGCCTATTCTGGACGAAATCGACCGTGCCCACGCGCAACTGAGCCCAGAAGCGCAGAAGGCCATCCAACTCTCCGGCATCGTGCCGAAAGCGGCGGCGAACTTGCAAGCACAGACGCCATTACCAACAGGTCCGGCCGCTCCGGTTCCCCTGACAGCACCGCGCAGTACTCCGGTCGCAGGAATCCCAATCCCTACGCCACCGACTCCATCATCAGGCAGAATTATTCCGATCCCATTACGTCCCGTTGGCACCGCGCCCGTATCCGCTACGCCGATTCCGATCCAGTCTCCGGCCCTTCAGGGCAGCCGCAATGAGGTTGCCCGCCTCACTGTGCCCACCGTTGATCCTGCCACGGGACAACCATTCACAAATCGCTCACAACGTCAGGATCTCGCCGGAATCGACAAGTTGCCGAACGCGGCGCGCATCCCGCTCAAGGTGCTGAGCGGCATCGGCAGCACATTTCTGCCTGGCATTACCGCCAATATTCCCGGGACCGAATTACACCATCAGATGGTTGTGAACCGTGCCGAGAATGCTGAGAAACAGCAGGAGACCCAACTGAGCGACGATCAACGGCGCGCATTGGAAGCAGCTCAGGCTTCGGAAGCTGAATCGGCGATTCCGCTCAAGGGGGCACAGGCCAGTGAGGCAGAGGCACGAGCCGAAGAGTTGAGGAATCCGAAACCGAAAGATGCATTCTCGCTGTGGGTCGCGCATAATCCGAATGGAACTCCCGAAGAATGGGCGCAATTCCAAGAATCGCATCGGCCCACGAGTACCGAATTTGAGGCGTGGGCAAAACAGAATCCAGGAAAGACAGTTGCAGATTGGCTGAAATTGAAGGAAGAGACGACTTCCGAAGGGAAAGCCCTGAATCCATTTCAGGAGTGGCGCAAAGCCAATCCCAAAGCGCCGGTGGATGACTGGCTCAAGTTGGAGGAATCTGTCAAACCTGGGGCGCGCGGCGAATACGAAGATTTCAAGGCGGCGTACAAAAAGAACCATCCCGTCGCCGACGACGAATCTGTCGTTAAGGCATACGCCGCAGAGCACAAACCGCCTCCGAATCCGCAGCAGCCGCCTCAGGCCCTTATCGTAAATCCGACGACTCATCAGTTCGAAGTCGCGCGGCCCGGATCCGCCGTTCCTGAAGGATTCATGACGGAGACGGGAGCAGCTAACGCCAATGCCCCAACCACCCAGATGCGCAATGTGTCGGCTCAAGCCAGTCTAGTACATGAGCAAACTCCCGCCATGCTTTCGGAAATTGACCGGCTGAAAGACAAACTCGGACCCATGGCAGGAAGATGGAACGATTTTATGCAGGGCAAGGTAGGCACGGCGGATCCAGATTTTGCGGGGCTCAGGGCAGATCTGCTGATGTACTCTTCGGCAGTGGCTTTGATGCATGCGCGCGGTAGATTACCGGAAAATCTTCGTGAGGAATTCGACCGCGCGATCAATAATCCAAAACAAGACTTTTCTAACTTGAAGGCAACGATTTCTCGCATCGACGATTGGACTTCGAAAAACATGGAGGCGATGAGCGGAAAGAAATCGACTGCCGCTGCGACACACAATGCTCCGCAGGCCCAAGGTGGCTACATTATCGGGCAAAAGTACCAAGGACAAGAGTATCTGGGTGGTGATCCTAAGGTTCAAGGGAGTTGGAAGTAATGGCTGACAAAAAATTCGTCCCTCCTCCTCCGATACCCGACAACGAGCCGGCGTTCGTACCCCCGCCTCCAATTCCGGACGTAGAGGCCGCTAAGCCGATCACAATCGGAAACCAATGGAAGGCCGTATCCCCTGGTCAACTGAGCGCCTATGACAAGGCTGGTCCATTGCCCACTCCAGACCTTGGAGAGAAACTCTTAAATCCGGTAGTGGGGCCGATGGTTGGCGGCATGACTGCTTTAGGCCGCGGATTGATCGCGCCGTCCTCGGAAGAACCTCTTGCCCGCAGGGCATCCGATCTGATCGAGGGCGCTGGTACCGTAATGCTTCCGCTGGCACTCCCAGGCATGCTCGGAAATCCATTGGCTGCGGGATTGGCGTCGCTGATCGGTCTTGGGGCGCAGCGAGGTGGTCAAGCGATAGCGAATGCGGCCGGAGCATCCCCGGACACGTCGCGGCTGATCGGCGATGTTTCTGGAGCCATCTCTGGTCCACTGGCGGCACGCGGAGCGGGAATCATGCTTGGCAAACCTGCCCCGATGTTGGCCAAAAGTGCCTTCGGCATCAAAGGCGGTACGGAGGCCTACGGGGCTACTCCTGGCGAAGCCATCCTGAACGAAACCACCGGAATTCGACCGGCCACGGTGGAGGCATCTGCTCGGGGACGAATTGCAGATCTGGGAAAGCAGTTGGAGAACAAAGCCGCTACCACGCCCGCCCCTCTGAGCCTTGCTCCAGCGAGAACGGTCTTGGCGAATCTCTCGAATCGTGCAGCGGCGGCAAATAGCGTGGCCACGCCAGCCGAATTAGCACCCATGCAGCGACAACTGATGGAGCCGGGTCCACAATTTGCCGGTGCCACTCAATACCCACCTGGAGCCTACACTCCGATCACGGTCAAGGGCATGCAATCCACGGTCCTTGGACCGAATGGGCAGCCGATTGTTTCTCCGCAGATAGTTCGCGGCGCGGCACCATCTCCGGTCGTTTCCGAGTCCCAGCCAGCTTCACAGTTTCTCAATATGAAGCGGCAGTTCGATAAGGATTTCATCAGCAATTGGAATCCAGCAGCGAATACCAAAGGCTCACTTGGGGCTGCGCGTCAAGCTTATGGCGCAATGGCCGATGAATTTAACCGCGGAGTCCCCGGAGCAGAGGAACTCAACCAGCGAATTTCGAGTCTGATCCCTGTAGCCGACCGTGCCCGTCTCACCGGACTGAATGCTGGGACCGGAGAGCGCATGTTGGCCCGCGCTGGACGGCCAACCGGAGGCATGTTCCCAATATTGTTCGGATACCACGAAGGGGGAATCCCAGGAGCTTTGGCAGCTATCGGCGGGACTGAGGGACTACAATCTCCAGAAGTCAAAATGCTGCTGGCTAGGGGCCTCTTTAGCGGTGGCCGCGGTTTGGAGAATAGCGCTCCCTCTGCTGCGCTTGTACCGCTGGCTGTCAGGAACTCTCAGTGAAGGCTCGCAATGACGACAAGACCAAACATCACGACGAACTTGAAGGTTGATCGCGGCCAGTCACGCTCATGGTACACCTCGGCAGCCGAGACTATCAATGACAGCCCGAACAGTAGCAGGGAGATGAACAGCACGATTTATCGTACCATCGTTGTTGCTGCGCTGGCATGCATATCGTTGAGCGGCCAAATCTTCCGGGTGGATCCGGCCCCCGTGATGACAACTGCTGGCAATGTTAATTCTGGCGGCTACCCGGCCCTCTATGCCGTAAATGGCGCATCGGTGAAACTCTGCGGCGATGCAGCATGCGCCACGGCCGCTACCGCTTACGCAAACGCGACCAACACCCAGTGCCCGATAAATGCACCCGTCACGCTTCCAGGGACTTCCATCTGCAGTTCTACGACCGGCCCACAGGGGCAGTTCGGATTCTGGTTGGCAACTGGGACATATTGGTACCAGATCGGGCTTCCAAACGGGACCAAACTTGGTCCGTACCCGGTAACTCCCAATCTTCAGATCGCTGGAGTGTCAGAGGTCCTCGCTGGAGCTGGAATCCAGGTGTCGAACCCGACCGGAATTCTTACTGTCACAAATATAGGCGTAACCAGCTTTAATGGAAGGACCGGATCAGTTACTTTGCAGCAGAGCGACTGGCCCGCTGGTGGGGCTACTGGCGACGTTCAGATAAACGTCGCTGGCGCGTTCACTGGATCATCCGCCGTAACTTGGTCTGGCGGCGTATTCACAGTTGCGGGGCAGATGGTGACGGCTGCCAACAACTACGCTGGATTCACCAGCGTGACCGATGGGGCCCTCTTGGCTGGTTTTACGACAGTGCAGAACGGCGCAGGAACGGCTGGTGGCTATTTCCACCTCGCGCCGATCACCTATAACCCCTACGACGGTAGTCCTTGTACCGATGTATATGGAAACCCCGTGAATCAGCCGGTGATGCTCCCTGGTGATACTGTTGGTTCAAACGATGCATTCATGTGGGTGAGCCTGTCGCCAACGATGCCCGGCAGCGGAAGTTGCGGAGCTGCTCTGCCGGTGAACGAAACATACGGCCTGAATCTGAACATGTACTTTCTGGCGCGGGGTGGACTCGCCACTGATAACCCCGCATGGAACGCTATTCAGGTTCTTCCTCTTTACGGAACCGGCGCGAACGCTATCGGCGGTGGTGGTGTGGCCGCTTCGTCGCTCGTTGCCTACAATTACGTCTACCCTGGGGGATACACCACGGCTCTTGCTGCCGGCCCTCCGCTGACTCACGGAGATTCTTTCCACCCGGGCGAGTTGTCTTATAGCTCGGCCGCCGGATGCCTCGCTATCTACAACGGCTCCGGGTGGGTGTGCTTCAGCGGAGGGGGAGCTGGAGGAGCGGCTGGACCGCTTTACGCAGTGCAGAGCAGCAATCCAGCAGGGACGCTATACGGCGACAGCGGGCTCCTTTACAACCCAGGAGTGGCTCTGACCATCACCGGAGGGAACATGGTTGCTTCCGGGACATCGGTTGGATTTGATGCTACCACGTGCAATTTGACAACCTGCATTCAGGCGCCAAGCGGCGGCGTAAGTGGGAAATGGCTGATTGCCACCGACTCGGTATTCTGGATTGCCGAGAGTGCTCCGCCACTTTCAGGTTCTGGACAGGCAAAAATCTATTTCGACTCGACCGCAAATTCGCTGAAGGTTTCACAGAACGGTGGAGCATTTGTGAATCTTGTAGGTGGCGGCAGCGGGACTCCCGGAGGCTCCAGCAACAGCATCCAGACTAACGAATCCGGGGCGTTCTACGGCGACAGCGTGTTCGTCTACAACCCGGCTACACCGGTCGTAGAACTGACCGGTGGATCGTTTGAGACGGTCGGTGCCAGCGCCGGTTTCAATGCTTCCACCTGCACAGCGGCAAACTGTATTCAAGCTCCCAGCGGCGGCGTATATGGGAAATGGTCCACGGTTTCAGATTCGACATTCTGGCTTGAGGAGTCGGCACCAGCGGCTCCTTCTTCCGGCCAAGCGAAAATCTATGCCGACTCCACGCTTCACCAACTTCTGGTGAGCGAGGCAGGATACGGGTCTTCTTTCGTCCCTGTTGCCACGACTTCTGGAACGCTCACTAATGGCGACTGCGTCTCCATCAACGCAACCGGTAACCTGATTGATGCCGGCGGGGCGTGTAGCACAGGCGGCGGCGGTGGGACCGTATCCTCGTCTACTGTCGGCACAGTCGCCTACTATACCGGCGCGACGACCGTAGCAGGCAGCACGGCATTCGAGTTCAACGCTTCGACCGTCGCACTGACACTGACTGGTACCAATGCGGTATTTGTGGCCGCAGGCACCAACGGTGGCTTCGACGCGACAACTAGCACCTCCTACCAGGCGTTCCAGGCACCTAGCGGAGGCGCTCTTTTTGGCCTCGGGGTAACGGTCGGACAAGCACTATATCCTAAACAGGCGTCTTCGTGTTCGTCCTTAAACACACCTGGTTCCGGATATGGTGGCTGGGGGTTCGCTAGCGGTTCAACGTACTGCTACTATGATGTCACTGGTTCGGCCTGGAAGCCAATCAATCTGGCGACAGCTGGAAGCGGGGGCTATTGGTCCACGAGCGGATCCGACATTTATAATTCCACTGGAACGAATGTTTTGGTTGGCACCAGCACGGACGATTCCAGCGGTGCCGTTTTGC